TGTGTACCCCGGAACGGAGCTACGCCGTATTGAAGTTCCCCGCGAGTTAGCTAGGTATGTGTCGTCATTGCAGGATGAAATAGCCAGCTTAGAGCGGCGGCTAAAAGAAGCATTACGCACATAACCTCGCTATTTTGCGGCGCACGTAGTGCGTCCGAGCGTAGCGGCAAGAATGCTTTGTTATGTGTTTTAACTTGTGGAGATAATATGAGCTACACATTAGACGAAAATGGAACAGCACTAACAGAAACACAAGAAGGCGTGACTATGCCCGTTGATTGTAGTTTTGAAAAAGTGAACGACTGGATACATGGCAGCGAAGTGCATTTTGAAGAGGTGCAGGCGCTGTGTCTAGGCATGGCCACCGAAAATGACAGGCTTAGAAAAGTGCTGCAAGACATACGAAAACATCAAGAAATGATTGGTGGGAGCATGACGAAAATGAGCGCGACTTGGCACATGGCTGATAAAGCGCTGGCTGACACATAACCTTTCTATTTTGAGGCAAACAGAGGGCGAGCCAACTATGAAAGATGAACTACCAGAAAATGCACAAAGCCGGACAGTAGAAGGTTTGTCCGGCAAGAATGAGTTGTTATGTGAACTATTAGGAAAATCCAAAGGGTTGAGATTATGCAAAAATATGACAACGGAAAAGCTTCAATAGAAGCAACTAGCGATTCGATTATTGCAGAGAAAGAGTATGTATTTCCATCGAAACGGAATGATCTTGAAGCCGCTTTCAGGCATACGCTTGACGACTGTTTAAGAATGAAACGTGTATTAGAAAAGATTATAAAAGCAAGCGACTACACGAACGCAGGTGAGAATTGCAAGCTACTTGCAGAGCAGGCGCTTAAACGCACATAACACTTTCTTATACGGAATCCGCATTTCACCTTGTTATAAAGATTATGCGCAATCCCTGCAAAGAATATTAATACAAATAAACCCGGCAGGCCAATAGCATCCATTTATTAGAAGGCCAGCCCCCATAAACTTAGATCTCCAAGCTCGCCCACAGTAGGCGGGTTTGCGGCTATCATTTCGGCATGGGTGTGGATCGTATTTGCTCTTACAGCCACGGCATTTCTTACCGCCTCTAAATCAATAAGCGAGACCTCTACCAAGCTATTATCTGCAAGCTTCCACCCTAACGCCCCACCCGCCGCATCTGATAAAGCATCAAACGAGCCTATTGCAGTAGATATATTTTGAAATGAAACATCATCAACATCAAAAGCGCCTTTGCTTGTTGTTATCGGTGAGCGTTTTAATTCTTCGCGCTTTGCCTTGATCTGCTCCCAAGTTGCAGTCTTCTTTAACGGATTGATATTAATCGAGCGCTTCAATGGTAATCTCCTGCTTTGTGTGTTGAACGGAATCTATGATGAAGGTATAACCGCCCACTAGATCGACTGAAAACTCAATCAGGCCGTCATTAACCTCTGTTACTTCACCATCCGGCCAGGTCACCATCGTGTATGGCGGTACACCTGATATGGTTGCGGTATCGACGCCATCGGCTAGTAATGATGTTTTATCAAATCCGAAGGCCGGCTGGGTCTTTTCCGCCAAGACTCCATTTGAGTCAGCGTAATGCCGATCGAATGAAATGAATCCAGCAACCAACACCCCCTCCAGAGTTTCATCAAACGCCGTACCGCCTTTGGTCCCCCAATAACGACTAGTGATTCGCCTGCTATCTAGTTGATAAACGCCCACCATTGTCATAGCCAACCTCCTTGTACTGAAAGTGTTCCAGTAACTGTTCCGATGGATCCACCGTCAGTCATTCGAAATTCGACTGTGTGCGTACCAATGGAAATGGACTCAAGCGAAGACAAATTGACCTGAGAGCCAGAAGATAAGCTTGCCGTGTTTTGAGCTATAACCGATCCATCTAGTAACAGCTGGAAGTTGCTCGCTCCATCTGTCCCTATGTTGTTCACGGAAGTAGAGACCGAAATAGTGCAGTCCACAGGCCCGCGAAACTCATTGTCAAATGTCATTGAATACATTGTTCTAACAGAGCCGCTCGATGAAATGACTCCGCCGCTTGAGCGCTGACTCACCGCACCAACACCCCCAGAGCCTTGTGGCATTATCTTTGGGTGAATTACTGGCGCTGTGGCATCTCCCTCAACAACGGCTAGTAAGTTGTTCGCTAACCTCGTCATCAATGACTCAGTGATTGGCTTGCCGCTTTGCGTTTCAGTTGCGTTTATAGCTGTGTAAGTTGTCATATTATTAAGTAACCCTCTTCGCCGTCACTCATTTTTCCATCATCGCCACAAATAAACCCTAGTGTTGTTTTCTGGATTTCTGTAGCGCTCGTATAATCTGGCGTGGCATCTGGTGCGATGTAGCCGTAAATTTCATTAAGTAGATAATTGAAGCTTTGCGCCTTGCAGCGATGACTTAATGACCTAGGAAAATACCGCATTGATAGCATTTGCATTTCAACGGGTAACGGCGCGCCAGTTTTGCTTTGAATAAACGCTGTTTGCAAATAAAAGTGATCGCCCGTTCTAAGTGCTGAGTCTTTATCATCTAGCGAGAAAGAAATTGTTTTAGGCGGGTTTCGGTATCGTGCAAGCTTTCTGGATGCCACCTGCCCCGCTTGTGCAACACCAGTAATCCAACGACAATAGATAACTTCAATTGACTCTGTGCCGTATTCACTAGCGTCTTCTGATTCTGCATCGGCCCTTATTTCTAGGTTTCTGAAATTGGTGGCGTTATTGCCGCTCGTATAATCTTCTATGCCGTAATACATCCAAACTTGTGAAATTCTTTTTTCGTCTTCGCTCTTAATTTCAATCGGCGCCATTAAATGAGTCGAATCGGTTAGGGTGCTTACTTGTTGGTTTTGAGTTCTAGGAACTGAGGCTTTAAGGTTTATCTCTTGATCCCTTTGCCCCCACCAGATAACAACGCCGGTTTCTCTCTGTATCTGCGAAAGCAACTCTAGAACTTCTGTAGGTTCACTTATAATATTTGTCAGCGTATAAACAGAAAGCCAGTCTGATTGCTCCGCCTGCCATTTGGCATAAGGAATAAACGCTCCGTTTATCGGCGTGTAAATATCTAGAAGCGTCCTAACAGCATCAATTAAGGGCTCATTCTCAAATACTATACATTGTTGAGCCTTATCCCCTGCTTTATGCTCTGCTGCTTTAGTACCCCAAGCCCCCCGCGTTACGGTCCCGTTTAGGTCGTTCCCGTAAGAACCTGTATAAGTGATAATTTCGCTGCCGATCCTTATTGCGCCGGGGTAGCCGTAAAAGTTTGTGCTAACCAATGGTATTATTGAATCTGTTTCTGATATATCAGCTGATAGCTCGCTTAATGGGGCTTTTGGGGCTAGTGATCCTTTTCCACCCGCAAGAAACAAGGGATCTTTTGCGGTAATCGTCACTAAGCCTTTTGAATCTGGCGGCGTAATGGTTTCAATTACAAATTGATATGTGTCAGATAGCACACCGTCAATGTATTGCTTAACAAACAAAGGCCGCCCGTAGTAATGCGGGTTTCGCGCTAAAAGCTTGCCCCAAAAAGTGCCTTGATCTGTGGCAATATCAGGCCGCGTGCTAAAGTAAGGATCTTGGCCGATATCATTGTGCGCGAAATCTGAAACTTTAATCTTTACCTTGCCTAAGTAATCAAGACCTTCCTTCGGATTAATTTCAGTCGGTGCAAAGTCAATTCCCTTATCGATAATGCAGGGTATTGCGCCATCAATAAGCGAGTTATTGCTTTCGCTAAGCTTTATAGTGCGCGTTGCCAGCGTGAAGTTGTCTTCATCCTGGCACGTTGCTTTAGTGTTGTAGCACTCATAGCCCAGAGCATTTGTAGCCAGGCAAGGCGAAGAAGCAAACACGTTAGCGCACCCGCTTAAATCAAGCTCAACAACATGATTTACATTTTTATTGAAGCTCATTTAAAACCCTTTGCATCGATCATGAAACTTTGAAACTTAGAGTTGTTATACACTGGCGGTTTAAAGGGTTTTACCGTCCAACAAAGGCAAGCGTTATCTCTTGAGTCATCCCACTTAAAAAAGAAAGGCTTCTTGTTAATGCTGTCTGCCAGCGCTTGTATGTGCTCATCTACCCACGCTCGAGATGCTAGTGATTGAGGTATTTTTACATTGAAAGGCGCTTTTCTTGTGACTCTTCCAAGCGGGATAGAATCGATACTTTGATTGTTGATTATTTCATAGTTATCAAACAAATCAGGAGGCGTGAAAGGCGCTCTTAGCGGTAACAACTCAAGACTGCGACCAAGCTTTAGTCCTGTGATGTATTCACCGCCAGTCAAACCTTGGAAAGTAATTCGCCATCGCAAGCTATAATCTTGCTGGAACAGTTCAAATACTGTATTTTCACCCGCAATTACAAAGGAGTGTTGTGTAATATAACCGTAGTTATAACGCTCTATTTGAACTGACACGCCATCTAGATTATGACCATAAATAGCTAAATAATTAGCATTCGAGGCTATATCTAACTGAATTGACACAACAGCGCTTCCAGTGGTCCCGAACTGCCAACGGCTATATAGATCATCGTTTAGCGCATTAGCGAAAGGCTGCTCTGCACTTTCATCCAAATCAAGGAAAGTAAGCCCATCATCAAAGACGTTTTTATACCCAATATGCGCCGTCATACCGCTATATACCTCACGCTGATTCTATCGCCAACCTCTTCATCAAGCATTTCTGAAAGCTCGCGCACATCTGAAGAGCTCCAAGCGCCAGACGCATGAATATTTATAACTTTTTCTTCGGTATCGAAGTTGAAAGTCTGGTCATTGATATTTTCTCTGTTCGCCGATTGCGACTTTAAGAACTCCACTAAATCGGCATTTTGCTGAGAAGATACAACACGCTCGCCTTTATCAAGCAACCATGTTCCCTCGCTTGGAATTTCTGAAATGCCATCGTGCGCCATGCCCGTAAGAGCAACCGCGCTCGCCACGCCCATTGTTGAAGCGATACCCGCTGAAGCCGGACCAGCATTTGAACCAAAACTAGCAAGCGAAGCCAAAGCCGCCGCCGGTGCCCATGCCGCCGCAACCGCAGAACCCGCCGCTGAAGCTGTAACCGCCGTTTCAGCCTGAAACACCTTTGACATGACCGCATTAACCGCCATTTGTGTTCCCACTTTTAGCAATCCTGAAAGCATGTCTGTAGCAAGAGTTTTAGCTACTTCACCAAAGCCATCTTTTAAGCTTTCGCCTTCCATGATCGCGGTTGCCATCACTGAAGACATATTGCTTGAAATGTTGTCAAAGGCTGATACAAAAGAGTCTTCAATATATAGTGAAGAATTGGCCGCTACTTCCTGGTAGCGCACCATCATGCTTTCATAGGTTTGGAGGTCTGATTCTGTTGGGCCGATTGAATTGCTGCCTTCGCCTTCCTCCCCTCCTTCAGCGCTTTGGCCTTCTGGGTTAAGTAACGTATTGCCAATATTGCTTTGCTTGCTGGCTGCTACTTTTTCTGCTGCTGCTTGTGCCTTGCTCTGAACATCAGCAACCCATTCTTCAATAGCTTCTGAAGGCATCGGCGTTAAAAGCGATTCGTTCAGATCATTGCTAATATCGTCATAGGTGCTCTTTAAAGATTCGGAAATGTTCTGCAGCATTTGCGAGGGTTTTGCCTCAACACCTGGCAAGGCATCTAAGAAACTAGAAACCGCCCTATCTGCTGCAACCATTCCTTCGACAATCGTGCTTACAACACCAGCAACGACAAGTTTTACACCATGCCACGCAACCTTAAGGCCGCGAACAGTGTCAGCCGCAAAACCAACCGCCTTAACCATATAGTTAACAACTTGGCCCGCCACCCCTCCAAGGCCGCCCGCTTCTTTTGCCGAGTTTAAAAACTCATTAGCAAGCGCGCCCACGATAGGCGAAAGCTGAGTTGCTATTCTATTGCCGAAACTGCTTGTTATTTCCGTTGCTCTAAACCACGAATCATTGGCCGCTTCGATTTTGGCAATATCAACCCGAGTAAGAGCAATCCCGTATTCGTCCACCTCTTTTGCAATGTCCGCTAATCCCTTTGAACCAAGATCAAGCGTATTAACTAGGCTTACCCCTTCAGAATCAAACAACTTCATTGCTAGGCGAACCCTGTCACCCTGGCTTTTCACACCTTTCATTGCATCAGACAGCTTTGAAAACTGATCAGCCGGGGAAAGCTTCGCCAGTTCTTTTGCATCTAGGCCAAGCTCTTTAATTGCGTTTACTGCTTCGCCGGTCCCTTGCGCGGCTTCTGACGTTCTGCGCGTCATTCTCTGCAAGGCCATGTTTGTTGTTTCAACAGATACGCCGGTTAGCTGCGCTGCTCGTTGCAAGCCCTGTATCTTTTCGGGAGCCTCACCAAGCTTGTCAGAAAACTTGCCTAGCTGATCTGCTGAATTGGCCGCTTGCGTATAGATGGCCCCCAAGCCAGCCACACCCGCAACCGTTAAGCCTGCAAACGCTTTGGCTGAAGCGTTCACTACTTTTCGCGTTTGATCTGCCCAACTTTTTGTATGACGGTTCGCTTTTGCTAGCTCAGAACGCAATGACGCGCTTTGTGCAACAAGATCGAATGTAAGCGTTGCTACAGTTGCCATTAGTTACCTTTCCAATAAGATCGAGCGCGCTGCAAGAAGGCTTCTGTTTGCTCTTGCCTTTCGCGTTCTCTGATTTCGGCTTGTTTTTGACGGTCAAAGGTATAACCTTTTTGCATCATGCGGTTTGTAAGTCTGAGGTTTAGCTCTATTGAACTAAGTTTTGATGTAAGTTCTGAAATTGTGCAGCCCGCCTGGTCTGCCATGTCACAAAGACAGGCCAGTTCGGGCCGCTGAGTTAGTTTTTTTCTAACTCCTCTTTGGAGTCTTCCGCCTGCCTGTTAACCTTTAACCCGGCGTGATAAACATCAACAATAGCAGACTGGCTTAGCTGGCTTGATAGTGCTTTAGCTTCCAGCTCATCCATCATGGAACCTTTCAAGAATCGGCCCGCCCATTTCACAATATGGTTATGGTGGTCTTGCTCAGTCGTTCCATCATTAGCCAAGCCTTGCGTTTCGGTTAAGTGGTCCAAACCTTCCGCGCCTGATATCTCGGTTATTGTGACAGTACCAACCCCTTCAATTTCATGGTCGAAGGTTGAAAGGTTTGGTTTGCTAATCAACTCACTAAATGACAACTTCATAATCACACTACCTTACTTGTTACGATGTCGCCGGTTTGCTGGCCTTTAACAGCAAATAGCTGTGGCGTGTCGCCTTGCGCGGCTTCATCCATGTAGAAACCGTTTAGAATTACATCAGCTTCAACAATGTCGCCTGTTCGATAAGTGGCGCGGAATTTAACCGGGTCTTCGTTTTCGTCATCTACAGCGCGCGCAATTAGATTGTCTTGAACAACATTGTTACCAATTCGCTTGCAAGGTAATTCCCACTCTGGCGGGTTACGTGTACCTTTACCGAAGCGCTTAACGAGTTCGTCAATTGAAGTCATTTCAACAAACGCACCTTCTGTACCAATGCGGGGGATTTTTTCAAGCCCTGGTAGTAAATCGTAAGTGGTGCCGTCATCAAAGCTAACTTCTAAAACGGCGCCTTGTGCTAGAACTTCAGTGGTTGAAACTGTGGTGGGTTTTGGCATGGTTTTGCTTCCTTCTTGTTAAAAATACACGCTTATAGTCAGCGCAATTCGGTAAGCGTCTGAATCTGAATCAAACGATGAAAATTCAGAGTCAACATAGATTTGTTGCACATTGTCTGAATATTGGTTGTTGCTAGTGCCGTGAAGGTTTTCAACTAGAACGCTTGCAATATTTCTGGTTGAATCTTCTGAATTTGAGTAAATATCAATTTGAAAATCTGCATTTTGAATGCCTTGGCTACCCTGAATATCAAGCGGGCGAACATGGGCGCTTTTTTGATAAATCAAATACTCTGTTTCTGATTCGTTCGGGTTGTTTTCGTAGTAGATTTTTGAATCAATGATATTTGTAAGAGGCGTTATATTTGAAAGAATTTGATAAACAGTATTCTCGATCACTTTTTTTGCCTCGCTAAGCGTTTAACGGCTAAGTCAGTGCGCCGTTTCAATCTTGTTTTGAATAGATTAATTACGCGCGGCGTCTGTGAGGCAGCACCCCGAATAAAACTAGCGGCCTTATTTCTCTTAGATCCAAATTCAACTTGAACAACATAAGGGACGCCAAAAGCACCAACTTGAACAACAGCAACATCATTTTTGCCGAATTTCTTTGTTACTCTGCCTCGTTTGTTGTAGCTGGCACGTCTTTTGATTTTAGATTTAAGAAAGCCGGGATCCACGGTTACCCGCTCGCCTTTGATCTTTACCTTGTGCGGCTCTTTGTATACGGGAACGCTTGCAATCATCGAATCTTCTAGCGGCTTTGCTGAATCTCTTAGGGCGCTTCTTAGCGTTCTGGCGCCTAAGTCAGCACCTAAAGCCAAAAGGTTCTTTTCCATCTCCTTTAGCCCTTCGATGTGCATCTTAACTTCCATTACTTTGACCTATGAACACAACGGATTTTTATATCTTTCATTCCTGCTTTTACCGGGTCGAAAGACTTAATTTCATACACTCTTTCAGTGCGGTCATCGACAATGCGCCACTCACCGTTAATAAGCTTAAGCGCCGAGTCATAGCGCAAATGAATAAGCGTGTCGGTTTCTAAAAGGTCAGCGCCTTGGCTGTTCTTATCATGCGCGGCTAAAGGCATGATGTTAGCGCTTCGCTTTACCACTAGCTTCCAAACATTTGTAGTGGCCCCGGTAACGGGGTTTCGCTGCTTGTCTGGCTGCTCTAGTCTTATTTTGTCTAAAAGTCGCCCTGCTCTCATACTTGGACCAACTTGTATTCATTCAATAGAGTTTTGGAAGAGGTTGGCACTTCGTTTAATTTGACGTTTGCTGAATGGTCTTCACGCTGGTCAAACATCGTTGCGGCAATCATGAAAATTGCAAAGCGCATATCTTCGGGAACCTCGCCAGTTGCCGCCAAGTACCCGGCTGTAAAAGTAACCGTTACTTTGTCGTAACCTTCTTGAACGCTCGGCCAGTCTTCACCATACGCGGGCTTTATTGTTGTTTTTACAAAGCTTGAAGTTACGGCAAATGACGTTAAAGCTTGGGTTACCCCTTCCGCGTCAACGTATTCTATGGCTATGTTTTCACCATCTACGGGCCGAATCGGTAGGTTAATTTCACCAGCAAAATCATCAAGCACATACTGAAATTCTCTATCTGCAATGATTCCGTTAATGTAGCTTTCAGCGCTTTTGCGAGCTGCAGACATGATAATTCTTAGATATGAATCAAAGTCGTTGTGATCTACATTTAAATGATTTCGTAAATCCTCTATTTCTAAAGGTTCTTTAACATCACTCGCCGCCGTCACTTGCCGCAATTTCATTTTTCAGCCTTTTCAGTTTCAGCTTTTTTTGCTGCCGCTGCTGCTTCCTTTGCTGCTTTTTCTTCAGCAAGTACGCTGGCGGGCTTTTCGGGTGCTTTTTTACCGACTAATGAACCGTGATCACGATCAATCATGAACCAAGCTTCATCATTCTCAACCGTCACAACATCGCCGGGTAACTGGCTGCCTTTGGTCGTTGTGCGCGGGGTTTTAAGTTTGATTTCAAAAGTCATGATACTGACTCTCCTTTTTTGGGGTTGAAAGAAAGGCCAGTGAATACCGGCCTTTTTATTGGTTTTTCTTAGTAACCTAGCCCTTAAAGCTGTGTTAGTGTCTTAACCGCTTCTGCTTCCATCAATCGGCCATCGACACGCTTACGCATTCTGAAACCAACTTGACCAGTACCCGCATAAAGCTCATTCAAACGCTGCATGTAGATAGCGCCACGGTCAGCAATGTGATATTCGCTAAAATCACCAAAGGCAATTGATTTATTACCCGTTGCTACAACCGGCATGGCATCATCCGTATTAACCAACTTTCCTAATAGACGATCTGGGACACCGGCTTGAATGCTTGGCTGCCAAAGTGGTACGCCGTCAGTTGATTTCAACTTACGCAACATGCCAAGCGTTGTGTCATTCATTAGGAATGACGCGTTTGCTCGATAGACCTGCTTAACCGAGTGAATCAAATCAACAATTTCATCGTAAACAATGGCCGTTGCTGAAGCCGCCGTTAATCCATTTTGAGCATCAAGCAGAACGCCGCGCGGCTTGCTAACACCATCACCAGCAATAAACGCTGTGTTTTCTGCCAGGCCGAACGTCTTAGCAAACGCTTTTGAAATGCCGTCAACCAGGTTGTAAACAGTGTCTTGCATCAATTCTTCAGACACTTTCATGATTCGGCCAAGTTTCCATGCTTGCAACTGCAGGTTTGCAAAAGCCATGTCTGATTCAGGGTAAGCCGCATTTTCATCAAGCCAGCCCGCCGAACCATTGTCAGAAATGCCAGGAAAGTTTTTAGTGCTTGAGGTTTGAATAACAGTTGATAAACCACGCATCACTACCGCATCAGTTAGCTTTTCACGCAATTTGCTATCCCACGATTCAGGAACAGTAAAACCACCCTCTGAATCAGTACCGATAGACAAGGCCGCGTTAATATCAGGGGTTAAACCGCCACGGACAAAACTATCGAAGCTTGCAAGATACGAGGACGCTGCAAACGGGCTTTGTTCATTCGTCTGATCAGCTAACGGGCGGTGTGGGTCAAGCTCCAAATCATCCAGCGTGTTTTCGATGTTTTCTAATTCAGTTTCACGCTTTATGGAAGCATCAAGGTTATTCAAATCCTTTTCCATTGCGTTCCATTGGCTTTCTTGCTCTGAGGTCATACCCTTGGCGCTGTCGGTTTGGTCTACTAGATTGCGCATTTGTTTCGCAAGGTCAGCGCGCTTTTTTTGCATTTCGATTTTATTGGACATAAGTCACTCCATTTTTTTAGGACATAAAAAAACCCGCTCGTTTGGCGGGTTATTCAGGTTAAGAACAGCGCGCTATGCGTTGCCTTGTTCCAGAATTTGGTTTAGTTTTTTATAGTAAGGGGTCCGGGCGTTATAAGCCGGGGCGGGTTCTTCTTCTGGTGTTAATTCGGCTTTAAGCTTTGCTGCAATTCGCTCAATATCTGAATCAGTCAAACTGCCGCTAAAGCTCATTTCTATATTTGCTTTGTTTTCAGGCTGTTTGATCTTTTCAGGGGTATGACTGAACTCGGATAAATCATAAGAGTTGCTTACTTCATCACCATCAAAGACGGTATCAACAAAGCCTTTCTCTTTGGCTTCCTCTGCCGTGAACCATGTTTCAGCCGCCATCATTTCAATTAATTCATCTGTGGCGATTTCGGTTTTCTTTGCGTAGTCATTTGCAATTGATAAATCAACTTTATCCAAGAGCTCTGCTGTAGTTCTACAATCATCAGCATTGCCAACCATGTACGTCCAGCCCTTATGAATCATGAAAAACGCGCCATCACTCATGCGAACTTCATCAGCCCCCAATGCAACGTAGGTGGCCGCGCTTGCCGCTAAGCCGTCAATGTGTGCAATAACTTTTGATTTATGCTGCTTTAAGGCGGTATTAATCGCCCTACCTGCAAACACATCACCGCCGGGGCTATTGATTCTTAGGTTGATAGTGCTGGCTGTGATTCCGTTAAGCTCTTTAACAAAAGCTTGTGCTGAAACTCCATACCAGTCGTCTATTACGTCATAAAGATAAATTGTTGCTTCGTCAGAATCCTTATTAACAACTTCAAACCGCTTTCCGGGGGTTTCTAGGTTCTTAACAATTAAGTTCATTAGTCTATGGTGTTTCATTGGTCTTGCTCCTGGTTGCGTTCGTCAATTGGGGTCATTTGCATTTGCAACCAATGCTTATCCCCTTCAGCGCCGATGCTGTTCATGTTCTCTAATCGTCTAATGTCATTAATGCTGATAGCGCCGACATTAAATAGGTTTGAATAAAACTCAGAGCGGGCCTTAGAATCACCCCTAAGCAATCCTTGAGCGTTATGCTCCACATAATATTGCTTTCGTTCGGATCTGGTTAAAAGGTCACGGTAAACGCTCTGCTCAATTCGTTTCATCCAAGGCAAAAGACTAAAAACAACAAATTGAATTGATTGGTGCTCAATATTGCTAAACGTGGCTTTTTCTAGGTCGGCAATCATGTGCGGGGGAACGCCGAAAATGCCGGCTATTTCTGAGCGCTGGTATTTTCTAGACTCAAGAAATTGCGCATCTGTAGCGGTCATGCCTATTTGCTGCCACTTCAGCCCCTCTTGAAGCAGAGCCACTTTATTCACGTTCTTGGTGCCTTGGTAAGCCTTATTCCATGAATCCACAAGTGCCGCTGAGGCATCAGGACTTAACTTGCCTGGATGCTCTAATATTCCACCCGGTTTAGCGCCATTGGAAAACATTCGGGCGGCGTGTTCTTCCGTTGCCATTGCTATACCAACAGATTCACGCATTAGGCCGATTGGTGACAGGCCAACAATCCCGTTTGTACCTAAACCCGCTATTCTCCACATTCTTTTGTTTGGAATGGTCCGAATAACGCCGTTGCTATGCTCTTCAAAGGCTAGTTGACCTGTTTTTTCTGAGCGGTAAACGTGCATTTTGCTAGCTGTAAGCGGGATTATTTCGCCAACTTCGCCCGCTCTTGTTCTGTATACGTCATTGTAGGCATTACCCTGAAGCAGCAAAGAGGCTAAAAGCTGCGTTCTAAAGTCCATTGACGTCATTTCTTTGTTTGGCAAAGAATGCAAAATGTTTTGTAGCGCGTGATCTTCCGCCACTTCTCGCCCGTTCTTGGTTTTACGGTAAAGATTAAACGGCAATGCGGCCAAGGTTTCAGACAAGACGCGAACACACGCAAAAACCGCCGCTACTCTTAGCGCTGTTTCTGGTGTGACATTCTGCCCGGTGTTTGTTGTCGCTTCCCCGGTTAAAACACCAGCCAAATCATCAGACGGGCTTTTTAGCGTGCTTTGATTAAAGATCTTATTCAGGAACATTTGCGCCGCCTTGAGCTTTAGCAAAATAAACAGCTAATAAAATCAGCAAGCCGCCGACTGTTGTTAGCGCTAAGGGAATATTTACCATTCCAACACCCACGCCGAGCATGATTAGCCCGACAAGCGCTAGAACATCAGGAATATGATTTGTCATAAGAAAAGCAGCCCTTCTTTTTCGTAAACGCTAAAGTTATCTTGTGCGACCATTACGCGACCAATTGCCATGATTAAAGCAACCGCGCCATCAATTTTGTTATCTACGCCTTCTTTAATTGGGCGTACAACATCATCATTGCCCGCTATATGCTTGCCAACGACATTAGACACACACCAGGACATTATTGGGTTACCGTCATGATGAAATCGCCCGGCGCTAATTGCTGCCTCTAGCTCTTTCATTGGGTCGCTTAGGTTTGTGTAATTTTGCTGAATGGTTATTGGTTCAAGCCCTTCATCATCTAAGTGGTGGCCTAAGTTTGTGGCTCCATGCGGATCAAGCGGGCATTCAATAACGCAATGATTTTGGTTTGCCTTAGTTGCTTCGTCTAATATGTCTCGGTAGTCAACCTCGGCACCTTGGCACAAAAAGAGATCTTCAGTATTTACCCACTTTTGAAGACGTTCAGCCATGCGCCGGTTGTCGTTATCCATTGCGGTATCTTCTGGCACCCAAAAGCCGGGGCTCACTGAGTAGTAATGCCGCTTGCCGTCAATATCGCGCCAAAATAGGCGAGCCATACAAACCAAATCTTTTTTCCTGGCTAAGTCCATTCCTAGAATGCAATCTTGGCCTTCAAACAAATCAAGCGTTAAGCTTTCATCTTCGCAAGAATTCCAATCTTCCATATTGAAAAACGCACTTTGTGAAGTAACCCAAACATTGCAATGCTTGGTTTTGAATGTGTTCGCAAGTCTGGCGTTTTTGATTGCTCTATTTTGCTGTGAAATAAGGTAGTCACGGTAAACTGAAACGCCTATGTTTGGATTGGCCTTAACTAATACGTTTGGGTCCGTCCAATCATCACTCTCATCTAGGGTATAGATCACCCCAAAAAGCTCATCATCTGGCGTGGTGCCTTCGAGCATTTCTATCACTGCCCGGCGCTTGTCGTAACATGGGCCTTCAATATCGCTGCCCGCTGTTGTGATGTACCAAATGAGCCCCTGAAGACGCGCCCCCATGCCTGAAAGCATGGTGTCAACAAGCCGGTTGTCTACGTGTTCGTGATATTCATCAATCAGCGCGCATGATGGGCTTGCTCCATCGCCAGGATCACCAATAAGCGCTTCAAATCTTGCGTTATCTTCTAACCTGATAAGGCTTTTAGCGTTAACTTGAATGCCAAAGTGCTCACACATATCGGGGCGCTTCTTACACATCAACCGGCTTGGCCTGAAAACTTCCCAACTTTGCTTTTCAGTTGTTGCACCGCTGTAAACTTCAGCGCCACATTCGCCATCAGCGACAAACATTAGAAGCCCGACACCGGCAGAAATAGCGCTCTTGCCGTTCTTTCTGGCAATCTCTGTGTAAACTTCTCTAAATCGTCTTAGGCGGTCTTTTTTCTTAATCCAGCCAAACACGCAAGCAATAATAAAAAGCTGCCAAGGTTCCAGCGTGATAAGCATTCGCTTGTAAGCCCATTCCCCTTTGGTGTGTGGTAGTAGCTGTATAAATTCACACGCCCTTTCTGCAAGATCTCTATCAAACCGATAAGGAAACTTCTTAGATTTTTCTTTCTTCAGTTCGTCCAAATGTCGCTGGCAAGTTAGGCGAACATAACGGCAGGCAACTATTTTTCCAGACACAACATCGCGCGCGTACTTATTAGCCGCGTTTACGTTAGGGTATGCCATTAAAATTTGCCGAAAGGGTTTGTGTTTTCGCTAGAACTGCCGCCAACTAGCCGCCCCCTTGAAGCAGGATCTAGGCCGAGGCTGCCGCCAAAAAGTGCGAGCTGTCGCATTGATTCGTTTACTACCGTACAAGCTGGGTTTTTGATTGGCCCGCCGGTTGCACCTTCAACCACCACGCCAAATTCTCTTACATTTTGCGTTGCATCGCGCCACGTAGAATACGCCATGCAAAACGCCTCGAGGTTGTGAAGATCAGTAACCGCTAAAACTTTCTTTTTACACAAGTGCGGGCAAACGGTTTTCCACATTTCCTTAGCTAAGTCGGTCATCCATTCCGGGGGGTCAACATTCGCCATGAGATCAAATTCAACGGCGCTTTCATTGACATGCTTGGAGCCTGAAAGCTTCTTTTGCGCGTTGGGTTTCGGCTTGCGCCCTCGACCACTGGCTACCGATTTTCCAGCCACTACAGCTCCCCAGTTTTAATTTTTAATTTTGTCCATGTAAAAAAGTGAT